CTTTTATACTAGGCGCTATCAGTGTTTCGCCCTCAGCTTTTATCCCGCTATTAGCAACAGTAAACCTAACATTATTGGATGGGAAGTCTCCGGGTACCACGCCTCCATCCCGGTCAAAAACAGTGCAAACCTGAAATCTTCCGCAGGACTTGATTGTCTTCTGGTATTCTCCCACGCCGTAATGTTTTGCCTTTAAATATGTAGTAGTCATATTACTGTTGAATGGGCGGCGTCCACCCTCCTCCTCCTTCAATACCCAGGCAGGTATCAAATTCAATGGTGTTGACAAAATTATAATCAACCATCGGGAAGTTATAGAGAACAACGTAAGTCATTGTTGAGATGGTGTATAATCTTAATTGCGCTCCGGTATAGGGATCATGCTTATGATCCGGGCACCAATAATATTCCTGTTCTTCCGATTCACTTACAAGGTTGCCTTCGCTGTCTTTCGGCCACGAGCCATCATCAAATGTCCACTCACTCTCGACCTCGTCCCACTTGCCCCACTGCCCGGATAACTGGTCTATAATAATATCTTCCCAATTGGCCGTCCGCACAACGTACAGCAGATGTTCATTGGACATGTCGCACCGGCTCTCTACAAGGTACATCGGGAATGGCGCTTCTTTCCCTCCTACCTGGTCGTCCCACCAACCCTTACGCATGCCAATAAAATCATATATTCCGCTAGCGATAAGATTAAATTCATGGTCAAGGGTTATGTACGTTGTCGGACTTGTCCTTATCAGCCAGAGTTCCCGGTTCCACTGCCAGACATGGTCAATAATATATCCTTCTGAATTAGAAAGTGTATAGGTCTTGCTAACCGTGCCATCCATGCCAACGAGTTTCACCCATGACGGGCAGACAACAATATATTTCTGTTGTCGGTAACTCCATGAAATGTCGCAGTTTTCGGAATTAAAAATAATATTGTTATAAAGCAAATAATCATTGGGAAAATTATCGGCCCTGGCAATATTTTGATTCTGATAAACTACCAGTTTTTGAAGTAATATTTTACTCTTCGATCCGCCATAAATGACTTTGCAATCGCCGATTGACAAGGCGTTGACCTTCTTCATTACAATAACAGAATCACCGGCAACAAAATTCTCCGCTGCGCCGTAAATCGCTCCATTATCGCGTAAGTTTGAAGTGGGCAAACTGTGCCAAAACAAGAGAGCAGGATAAACACTCCCTGCAATATTCACCGTACAGGTATCATCAGAAGGGGAAACCGTTACTATTTCCCCTTCAAGAAACTCATTTTTCAGCACATCCCCTATATCCACAAAATCATGTGTGGGCATGTTGATGCTCCTAAGTTGAGGTGCAAGAAATAGTATAATTTATACTGAGCACATCATTATCAATAACCGCACGAGCTGTAGTAAACTTTTTAGCGCACATCAGATACCCGGTCGTTGCAGTTTTGGCCGGATCGGTTGACAGAAACGCCCCATAAACTGTTATACTCTGTGCCATCGTAAAAGAAGCCGGCGATGCAGAATTGGTGCACGAACCCGAAGCCGCTGCCGCGATGGTATATGATGGTTTATTGGTTAACGGAGAGTCGTAGTCGGCATCCTGACATTCTCCATAAGTACCTGCTGCCCCAAGTTTAACTGATGCAGTGTCTGCAAGCGCCGGAGTTACATTGTTTTTGAAAATGCCAACATAAAAAATAGCACTGCCAGCTTTTGAGGTTGTACCAAACATAACCTCAAGCATATAATTCATGCCTTGTGTCGTGAATATGTTCCCGCCCTGGTCGCACTCATGGATCAATTTCCCTTCACGGAAATGTTTTGTAAACACCTGTCCATGAAAGTTAATGCCTGATTCCATAAAGTGTTTGGCGGCATATCTTGCCTCAACGCTGTCTCTTATGTTTCCAAGATCGATGGGAATAACTTTTCTTTCCATTGTTTATCTCCTTTGTTATTTTTTTAAATTTCCACGCCGTCCCTATAAACCTTGCAGCTTACCGAATCTGTAAAGCAGGCGCGGGATATCTCTCCTTTTAGTACTTTATTGTGGATATCTATCCTGTTATTTTTGAACGTATTATAAGTTTCTTCATCCCGAAAACCTCTGCCTGTGCCGGTCGTTCCTGTTTTAAAACTGGTAAGAAACTGGATGACACCGTTAAGATTACGATACAAGGAAGCTCCCAGTTCAGGTATACCCATTTTAAGTTTATTTTTTGTGATATTAAAAAACTTTCCAGATGGACTACCGACTACAATACCTTCTTCTGTCAACCAGACCGGGACGTCTGCAAAGTCTTTCTCTGGTGTTCCCAGAGTCCACCCCAATTCCGGAAGATTATTACAATAAGCCAAAGTTCCTTTGATTGATCCCGGCCCCGCGTCTTGAACAGTCATTTGTTCCGGTATAGTTCCAGCCAGAAACAGCGTTTTTTTCTTCATGCCGATGAACAAGCCAGTCGTCACTTTCGCAATCATTGTAACCGTATCCTCGAATGAATATTTATTTGATGTTAATTTATACCATCCAAGGTTAAAGGCTTCGGAATAATAAACATTCTGTCCAACAGATCCCCAAATACGACCAAAAGCATAACAGAGATTTTCCATATACGGCGGAGGGGAACATAAAAATGATGGAAGTGGTTCAATGGTCGGAATATCAACTACTCTATCTGTTGCCCCAACTTTATAAAAAATACTCTCGTTGGAATCGGTCACCCATACTAAAGCGCCAGACGGTCTATTCAGTATCTTGATCCCTCCTTCTGCACTCAGTGTAATTTCGGTTATCGGGCCATTGCCAGAAAGTTGGTTATCAGATACGTTGGTCATACATACTTTATATGTCCCGGCAGGGAGGTTACCGTTATCTGTAGTGAGCATTGGGCCGGGAGGAACGGCTACACCCCATTGAGAAATTGAATTATTGTACGGATTAAACACTCCCTGCCAGTACGGGTTACTGCAATATACCTTGTTCTCTACATCAATGTAAGAAAGTGGTGATTTGGAGCCATATACGGTTCCAATATTTACCGCTGTGCCCTGAGATATACGATACAAAATACTATCGGCCACGCAAAGCATACAGGTTTTGCCAGCCCAAAGACTGTGCGCGTTTTGTAATCCCAAGTAAAGCGTTGTTCCCTGGCGCCGCTTTAAAGAACCGTCAAGGTTCACATCAGCGTTCAAAATAACACGCGGAGACAACAATCCCTTGGACGTTAGAAACTGTTCGTTGACGTTATTTGCGCCTGAAAATCCTTTTGTGTTAATCTCGCTCATTAGTAATCGTCATCACTTCCATAATAAGATGGGCCTTCGTCTATGCCTATAAAAGCACAAAGTTCAGCCATTGCCTCATTAAAAATACTATTGTGTATTTTATATCCGGTGCCCATGTTATCTTGTCCATCTTCCAAATGTTCTCCGTATATTCCTTTGCAGACATACGATTTTATTAATTTCATTTGCAGATGTTCAGGAATCCCGTCGGGAGAATCTCCGTCCAGTGCCATGTCGGTTGGCTTACGATAAAAATGCAGTCCGATAGTCTCAGGGGTTGCGGGAATGCCCTGATAGTATAGTCTTGTACCTTTAATGGCGACACAATAAACCTGCCCTTTTTCTTCAAGGCGCAAATCACTTAAGCCTCTCAGAAACAGATTATAGGCATAATAATTACCGTCGGATGTAGGGCTAATCCTGTTCCCGGAACTATCGCAGACAAGAAAGACATTGCGTTGATAATCAGAAGGCAAAGAGACGTAAGCCTGAGTTGATGTTATTACCGTGTCGTAGTCAACCAAATCGGGCAAAGGCGGAGAAATACTTCTATCCGGCATTATTATACCGGCAGCGATGGAATTTACCGCTTCGTTTATTTTTTTTGTATATTTCGCCAGATACGCATCGTCTTGAATTATATCATTGATGGCATCGGTAAGAGTTGATAAAGTTTCCACGCCCAGCCTCTTTAAAAAAATCCCTCCCCTCGCTAAAAGGAGGGGGATTGTATTATTTAACCGAACAACTTTTCTTACGCTTCCAGAGACTCCTGTTTTACGTATGCTGAATCGTCGTTAACGATATGCAGCAACACATTTGCCGCACCGCCAAGGATTGTGGCATCAAGTGACACCTTGATCTTGGTATTAGCAACCGTTGACGAATCGGGATCAAAAACCAATCCTTTGTTTGTGGTGTCGGGAACGCCTTTCAGAACTATTCCCGCAGCAGTACCGCCCGCTGGTGCGGTAGCCGTATTGACTGCCGTGGTGTCTCTTGCTAAAATAATTGTTCCGCTCGCAACCATCGCTGCGTTGGCCATATACTCTGCTGACTTGACAGTTCCACGGCAAGGAACAGGAATGTAATAGTCTTCCACTCCTCCGGCACTGTATAAATTTACATAAATATCTTTCATGGTATTTCTCCTTAATTTTATTTTTGTTACTTACGTTAAAGGTTCAGTTATCACCGCAAAAGGTACTGTTGCCGCTACATTCAGATCAACGTAATACTTACCGGCCTTGGGCCCTTCGTAATCGTTAACCATTAAAAAATCTGAAATAGGCTTAGATGCCTTACTTCCGCCAACGGTTAAAACTCTTTCACTCATGATATTCTCCTTTATTGCAGGCCTCAAACTACGCCTGCTGAGATTTAAAGGGTTAAATTACATTCGGCCTTGCAAATTCTCCGAACAATTCAAAAGATTTTTTATTATACGCAATAGCGGCGAGTTCTGGCGATTGAGTTCGTCAAAATCTTCATCGTCTACTAAAGTTTTCCCGCCATTCGTTAATTCAATCTCTTTCATATCGTCCTCTTGATAACCCTCATGTTGCTTCGGGGGAATCGGTGAGGTTTTCCGACTTTCAGGCTTAAGTCCCTACCCCCGAAGATCAAAAGTTAAGCGGCCTTAGACAGATTAACATGTAAGCAATGCATCTTTCTGTTCGTGCAAATCAAATTTCCCTGCCATCTCGTATTGGCCGATATCACATCCGGCTGTCCGAGAACTGACTTGTCAAGCCACACCGGCTTGGTGAAATTGAAATCCTTATGCGCTTTCAACCCCAAATAGTTGAGATTGAGTGCAAACAGCCAGCCGGCTGGGACGCCACTATCGGATACAATAGGAGCGCCTTTGTGCATGATGTTTCTCCATCCGGCCTGAACCATGACATCGTTTGTGTATCTTTGCTGCGGATGTAAGGACAACTCGTAGGCATCTTTCAATAGTGCCGTTGTGCAACAGAAATTGGGCAGTTTACTGTCAACGTCGCCTGCCGCAGGTGCTCTGAAAATGCCCTGCATAGTCTCGAAACACATGGTTTCTGCTGTCTCGATGACGTTGTTTATCCAGTTCGGCTCTTCAGACAGGGCGATACATCCGTATTCAACACTTGTCGCACCCTTGACTCCGGCGGCGCTTACATTGAATAAGTCCAACAAACCGTTTATGCCGTCACCTGTGCCCCTTGCACTCATAATCTGTGCCGCAAGATCAACACGGGCAGACTCTTTGATGTTTTCCATGTATTGATTGGTTAATCGGATTACCGCTTCCGAGCCGGAGTTCTTAACCTTGTCGTCAAGATTCAACGTATTGGAACCGTAGGCACCACCCCATCCGAATCGGGCCGCAGTCACAAGGTCTTTCTTGGACTGATTAATTACGGTAGTTGCTCCGTAGGTGCCGTGATTTGAATTCGCATTGAGCAGCGGAACTTTAATCATAGTTCCGCCGTCAACAGTTTCTTCGGGCTGGACAATAAGACTATCTTCCGCTTTTGCCTTGCCGCAAAGCGCCCATAAAAGAGCCGATGCAGTATTAAAAATATCTTCTGGAACAACAGAGTTCCAGTATACTTCGGTTGTTGCATTTAATTGATTTTGTAAAGTCATAGCTATATCTCCTTATACAAGGACGATTACCCGCTTAACTTGGCCAAAGCTTCGGCCATAGCAGCGTCACGCTCCTTGCCGGTTAGTATTGTTTTGTTAGTGGTCTGTCCGGGACTTTGTCCTTTTATGATCACCGTTCCTGTTTTATCCCTCCCTGCTTGCAGTTTAAGGGCTTCCATCATTTCTGCGTTTTTTTGTTCCAGTGCGGCTGCTCTTGCTTCCGCATCAGCAGCCTTGATTTCAGCGAACGCCGACATTTTGTCATGCATCCCGGTAGAATCGTTGGCGATAAAATCATTTATTCGCTGTTGCATTTCCGGGGTGTTGAATGTGGGATTTGCCTTGAGGAATTCTCTCTGCGATGTTTTTATATCGCGTTCCTGTAATTCCTTCTGAAAGAGCTTCCCAGCCTCACCAAGGACAGTATTTTTAACTTTTTCGGCTGTTAGTTGATTAGATTTTGACATCAACTTAGCAAGTTCGCCCTGATATTTTTCACTCAAAGGATCAAGTTTCTCTATCTGAGCGTTTACGTTTGCAATTTCCGAATCGTAATCAATACCTTCCGCCTTTTCCTTTCCGTATCCCGGTTGAGATTTCTCTTTGGTAAGGGTTTCTTTTAGGGTTTCGGCTAAGGTCTGCGCTTGATTGCGTATTTGCCCCAGTTCGTTCCCCTGCTCTCCAAGTTTCTTTTCCAGATTTGTCCTCTGCGCCTGTTCTTTGACGAATGCAGCAGCTAACTCTTCCGGGGTCTTAAAACCTGTCCCAGCAATTCCTTTATCTTCGCTTTGATCATTCACATTCTCTTCCATTTTTTTCTCTCCATTTCCCGGACTCAGTATGATTTTCGGCTACCCTTGCGGACCGATGGCTGAGCTACCCGATTTTGGTATTAAAAAAAAGCCCAGATTGTACGGACACGTTTGTGTTTGTCGTACAGTCTGGGCTTTAGCTACCTTCTTAAAGGACTTAAGTACCCCTTATATCCTTAAAATAATAACGGTTGACTGAGCATTCTATTTACCTTGTTTTAAAATACACACCTTTGTATTGTCTTGCATATACGCTGATCCTATGAATCCTTGTGAGAAGTCTAGGATTAATGTTAATTCAACCCTACCAGAAACTTTATCCAATATCAAGTTTTTTATTTTCTCCCTGCAAAAAGAGATTATGGCTTCAATTTTCTGTTCTTTATCGTCCATGCCACTGTTACCCTATTTGAGTTAACCTATTAGCTTTCAAGTAGGAACGAAGCTCTGTTTTAGACTCAATATGTTGTGCATTATTCGGCAGCGTATCCAATGATGATTTTAACCATTTCACATCATTAATAGAGTCACACAGTATCGCACCGCTTTGGGGAATTATCCGTCTGGCCATGCGTCCACACCCTTTCCCCTTACACCTTACTTTTTTAGGGATATTGTCTATCCGATGGAACTTTTCGGTTATTTTTTTACATCTTGGGCATTCATATTGGTACATAGGACTCATTTTTTCTTTTCCCCCTGCGTTTGCAACGATGATTGCATGACAAAATCTCTTAGCTGAATAGCCGTCTCTTCCGGCAAACCAGCATCAACTAAAACCTGAAGCGCCTGTTCTGTTTGAGATTCAGCATTTCTTTCTAAAATCTCTTTCCATCCGGGAAATCCGATGGATTCAAGTGTTGCTTGTTGGTCAATGACGCCCATTTCTTTTAACTTTAGCGCTAAATCTTGCCATTGAAGTTTTGTTCTTGGCGTTGATGAACCTGACTCAACCACATAACCAAACTTTCTCCCGGCGAACTCTACACCTGCAAATGGCATCTGTTCGTCCGCCACATTAACAGAATCAGGACGTGTCCCAAAATTTTGATACAATCCTATTGCCCACTTGGATCTCTCTTCTGCCAAAAAATCAACAGAAGAAGTCTTGGTCAGCATTAAGACCTGATTACGTTCTTGAAGCGCCTGAATCGCCGCATAAGCGATAACTCCATTTGGTGCTTGCCCCCTGTCGGCGTCCTCTATAGCGTAAATACGATCAAAATTTCGTATAAGCAATTCCAGGACGCGAAAAAATGTTTCCGGTAAATTGGGTATTTGCATAAACTCAATCCGGGCATTCGGGATGGTCGGCATCAAAACCATCCTGCCGGGTTTACTGATAGAATTTTCTATCATTTCTTTAGTTATTCCACAATGTTGCTGCACAATTAACGGTGGAGCCATAACGTTGATTACATAATTGATAAGTTTAGAGAAAATGAGATTGATTTTAACTATCAGATCTCCGACCTGTTCAGCCGCTGCAAATCCATAAATTGTAACACCATCTTTGTAGGAATTTGCAACATAGCAGGGCAATCTCCCCCAAGGGTATGTTGTTGAAGCAAGTTCATCTGCCAGCTCTGGATTAAGATTTGGGTTTGCATTATCGTCAAGGATAATTATTCCGCTCTTAATAGCCGGGTCTTTGCTTTTGGAAATCGTTATTTTTCGTATTCCGTCGCGATACACTTTTTTCTTTATTGTTGTTATTCTAACTTGAGGAGCCCCGTTTTCGTCTATAAAGGGTTCTTCTGTTTTTTCTTCTGTTTCGCGGTCATCTCTTAACCAAACCTCAATTACCAGACAACGTTCAAGGATTTTTGTGTCTTGTCCGGCAACCTCTCTAGTTACGGTCATAGCATCAGTATAATTTCCAATACTCTTCTCTATTCCGTAACCTTGTGTCTTGTATGTTTCCCGGACTGTGCCCATTAAATCATAAGCATCATCTTTAGCAATATCCTTTACTTTAAAAATACTCTCTATGCTAGAAACGAAATCAATGTACGCATAACAGATATACGGAGCTTCCTCTGCTATATTATCCCAGTTTCCGGGACATGGGAAAATACTATACGGGTCTGTCACTGCAATATCGGGGCGAAATCTTCCTTTGTCCCAATAGGGTTTTTCCGGTGTAAATCCGTATATTTCCATCTGTCTGGAGGATGCGCGTGTCTTTGATTGTTGATTAGTGTCCTTCCACCATTTTTTTAGGACAATAGACAGGATATTTTCAGAACCGTCACCTTGTCCATCAAGGTCAACTACTTCTCCGGTAGGTTCTCTTGCAGTAATGTTTGAGACAGTTCTTTCCACATTGGCAAAATAGAGATTAATCGGAGTAAGGACTTTCTTTTTGCGTGGAGCTCCTTTGCGGCCTGATTGCTGCGTATCCTGATTCCCTCGATACAAGGCGAAATTATTATTAAAATCGTCATGTTTTCCCAAGCGTTCCTTTTCGTTTTTTGCCGCTTCAAAAAGCAAAAATGCGAATTCTCCTACATCAGGATCATTTTTTGGTGGCACATTTGATAGACTCCAATCATTTTTAACCATGTTTCTCTCCTCTCACAAACCCACTCTTGCGTTCGCTATTCTTATCGCTTTTTTTTCGTCTCCTGTTTCTTTCAATATTGCATTGGCTATCTGAGCGGCTTTTTTTGCTTGTTTATCCGACAATTTATTGTTGTGCTTTTTTCTAAATTCTTCTGCTGTCCAGGGCATTTGACGTTCCTCATTTTTGACTTACTGCAATTACTCGCCGCTCACATCAACAAGCGCAGGGTTTCTAAGTGAAGAAACGACTGACACGTTTTCTTTGTACGCATTAATTAGTTTTTCATCGTTGACGTCGTAATTCATCGTTCCCCGATCAATCTCAAAATATTTTGGCTGACCCAGCATGGGAACAATATTTACTTTAAACTCTCCTTCTTCCGTTTTAATCATTTGCATAATTCGGGGATCTTTCAATGCTAATATTCCAATCTCCGATGGAACCTTCTCTCCGATGATACCTCCCGTTTGCGTGTAAACTATTTTAATCA